TAGACACGAAGCTTCATGCGAGTAGTGGTAAAACAATATAAGCAACAGGGGATTGTAATTGTGCAGTCGGTTTATATTGTAATAGTAGACGCTCTCAAAAACCAACAGAGTGAGATTAAGGGACTAAGCGAGGAAAGCTGTTTGTTGGTATATCTGAAGGCTTTCATATAAGGTGCAAATCCTTATCTACATATGTTTTGTATATACTAAAAGAGTATATAAACGCACGGCATCGTAAGCGATAGCCGGTATTGATATTAAAGTACTAGGCAACATTAATAAATATGATTAATCCTGTGTTCATAAAATTAATCCACCTTAAAATGTTATTTAAATACAAATGCTATATCCTAGTTAATAGCTATAAATAGAATGTAGTTGCATAAAAAAGTGTAATGGTTAAGGTTTAAGCTTGGCAGTCTATATCGTACCAAGTTACGCCCTACAAAAGTGATATAGAAGCTTATGCAGTCTAGCTAATGTAAGACATAAGTAAAATCCTTATGCAATTACGTTGTGTTTATAGTTGTATGCAGTAATGTAAAGTAGATTGAAAGCGTGGGTTCTCCAGTAGTTCTGACATGAGAACATCTAGCCTTGGTACACGCCTGATGAGAAAGTTGACTACTTTCGAAACATACCTTAAAGACATGTATTTAAGAAATGAATGTCAACAGGTGTGTAGCGTGGAGTCATCCGACCAAGGGAATAACTGATGACCTAGGAACTACGCTTTGAGTTTATTTTGCATTGTTGCATAGAGTTATAAAAGAAAAGAGGATTAAATGGAAATAAAATTCAATGTACATAGTCCTAATTTATCAGATAAAGAAAAAGAAAAATTATGCAATGAATTAGTAAAAATACTAGAAAAAATAAAATGATAATTAGAAAAGAAGAGGATTAAATGGATAAATTAAAAATAGAGTATGTAAATATTAATAGTATAAAACCATATAAGAAAAATCCAAGAAAGAATGAAGAAGCTATTCCTTATGTAATGGAAAGCATAAAACAATTTGGATTTAAAAATCCTGTTATATTAGATAAAAAGGAAGTGATATAGTGGCAAAGGGACAGATAAAACAAGCACAAATAAAAATAGACCAAAAGCAATTTGAAAACTTATGCAAAATGCAATGTACTGAAACAGAAATAATGAGTTGGTTTGATGTTAGTAAAGATACTTTATTAAGATGGTGTAAGGCGACTTATGGCGGAGACTTTGCGACTGTATACGAACAAAAAAAAGAAGGTGGCAAAATAGCATTAAGAAGATACCAATTACAACTTGCAGAAAAAAATCCAACAATGGCAATATTTTTAGGTAAACAATATCTAGGACAAAGAGATAATATAGAGTTAGAACACAATGCACAAAATGGAATATTAGGCGATTTAATAGGTGCATTAAATAAAGCGAAGGAAAATAAAGAATGAGTAAAACATTAAATGAAATGTTAAATCCAAAGCAAATAGATTTTATGCTATATGATGATAAAAGAATAAACTTATTAACAGGAAGTGTTAGAAGTGGAAAGACTTATGTATCATTATTAAAGTGGGCTGTATTTGTTGGAAGTATGCCAGAGAATTGTGAGTTCTTAATGACAGGAAAAACAATAACATCATTAAAAAGAAACTGTTTAGGATTATTACAAGATTTAGTTGGAGATAATTTTAAATATAGTTTAAGTCAAAAGAGTGGTACATTGTTTGGTAGAAGAATATGGCTAGAGGGTGCGAATGATGATCGTGCAGAAAGCAAAATAAGAGGAATGACACTTGCTGGAGCTTATGTTGATGAGCTAACACAAATACCAGAAGACTTTTACAGAATGCTATTATCAAGATTAAGTATGAAAGGCGCTAAATTATATGCAACAACAAACCCTGATACACCAACACATTGGGTAAAGTTAGATATAATAGACAATGAAGAAATAGACAAGAAAGTATGGCATTTTACTTTTGATGATAACGAGATTCTAAAAAAAGAAAATCAAGAATATTTTGATAATTTAAAAGCAGAATATCAAAGTATGGGAGAAGTATATTATCAAAGGTTTATACTTGGTTTATGGGTACTTGCAGAAGGTATTATATACAAGCAATTTGCAAATAATCCTGAAATGTTTATAAAAGATGAAGCAGTTGATGAGTACGGAAATCCTATAAGATTTATGATAATATCTATTGGAATAGACTATGGAGCAACAGAGGGAGAAACAGAGTTTAAAGCAACAGGAATAACACAATATTTTAAAGAAGTATGGACAATAGACGAATTAAAAATGTCAGGATTACATACACCAGAAGATATGTATAAACAATTCATAGAGTTTTATAAAAGAGTAGTTGCAAAGTACGGCAAAGTTACACATTGTTTTGCAGATTATGGAGCATTAGGACAAGTATTAACTTATGGTATGAATAGATATTTACAACAGAATAATATACCTTTAAAGATAGAGGATTGCATAAAAGGAGAAATAAACGATAGAATATTCCTTGATCAGATGTTATTCGCACAGCATAGAAGATTTATATTAAAAGAGTGTAAATACTTAATAGAAGCATATAAATTAGCGGTATGGGATGATAAACACGAAGACACAAGGCTTGATGATGGAACAACACCAATAGATGATTTAGATGCAAGTGAATATTCAATGTTTTATTGGTACGATAAATTGATGATGACAATAAATGATATATAATTTTTAAATTATGGAGAAAAATCTTAAAAGTGTTGATATGTAAAGGTTTGGTAAAAACAGAGTATCAAAAAACACCGAGAAAACACTTTTGAGTGCAAGTTATTATGTAAAGGAGATGTAAAATGAAATTAGAAAAATTTTTACAAGATAATTACAATTATAATCCAGAAGTAAAAGACAATATAAAAACATATATAGAGCAATGGAAGTCGTGGTATGCTGGCAATGTAAAGAGCTTCCACAATTATTTTATATATAACGGACAGAGAAAAGTAAATAAAAAGAGATTTACTTTAAACATGGCAAAAGAGATAAGCGAAGATTGGGCAGATATATTATGGAGCGAAAAGTGTGAAATATCTTTAAAGAATGAAGAATCACAAAAACAATTTGATGAATTAATAGATAATTTAGATTTATATACAACAATAACACAGGCAATAGAAAAGTCAGGAGCATTAGGAACAGAGGTTGCGGTTGTAAGTGCTTATGATATAATAAAAAACGAAGATGGAATGACATTAGATGTAAGCAATGCTAAAACAAGGGTAAATTTAGTTGATGTTGATTGGATATTCCCTTTAAGTTGGGATAATACAGGAATAACAGAATGTGCCTTTGGAAGCGTTAAATATATAGGTGGACAGAAATATGTTGTTTTATCAGTACATAAATTAAACGACAAAGGAAATTATGTAATATATAACCATTTATTTAGTGAAACAAACGGAAATCTAACAGAAGTATTAGGACAAGAGGGAACAGAGAACGAGTTTGATACACAATCTAATATAAAATGGTTTGCACCATTTAAACCATTATTAACAAATAACTTATTTAGTGACAGCCCTTTCGGAATACCACATTATGCTAATGCAATTGACGTAATGAAAACAGTTGACATAGACTTTGACGCATTTAAAAATGAAGTAAAAGATGGTAGAAGAAGAACATTTGCAAGAGCTGAAATGTTTAATTATGATGATGGTTCACAAAAGCTAACATTTGATCCTAACGATACAGATATTTATATGTTACCTAAAGGAGCTAATAAAGATGATCTAATACAACAAGACCACGATAATTTAAGAGTAAATGAACAAATAGAAGCATTAAATACAAGTTTAAATATTTTAGGAAATAAAGTAGGATTTGGAGAAAATCATTATCATTTCGATGGAACTAATTTAAGCACAGCAACAGCGGTAATATCAAGTAATAGTAAAATGGCAAGAAGAATGAAGAAATTACAAATAGGCTATGAAAGTGCAATATATGATCTAGTAAAAGCAATATGTTATGTATCAACAACATTTGGCAAATATAACTTAAATACAGATGATATGGTAATACAATTTGATGATAGCATAATTGAAGACAAAAATGCAGAAAGTGATAGAGCTTTAAGAGAACTAGGAGCGGGTGTTTTATCTAAAGTAGAATACAGAATGAAGATATTTGGAGAGTCAAAAGAAATTGCAGAAAAAGCAATAGAAGAGATAAAAGCGAGTGAGCCAACAGTTGATGACTTAATACCAAACAATGCAGAAGAGTAGGTGGTAGCTTATGTTATCGCAGGAAGTAGAGGAAAGATTAGCAGAACATCTTGTAAATAGAATTGAAGAAGCAAATAGCTATATATTAAAAAGAATAGGCGAAGCAATAAAACAAATAAGCACATTAACACCTAGCCAAGCATATCAAATTTCACAAATTTTGAAATATGGAGGAACATACAACGAAATAGCAAAAGAACTTGCAAGAGTAAGTGGCAAAAATGTGCAAGACATATATAAGATATTTGAAGAAGTAGCAAAAAATAACAAACAATTTGCAAAACAATTTTACAAGTATAGAGGTATTGATTATATTCCATACAAAAAAGATATAGCATTGCAAAATATGGTTAAAAGTATTGCAACTATAACAGCTGATATGTATAGAAATATATCAAATACAAGTGTAATAGGATTTGTGCAGGATGGAACATTTAAGCAATTGCAACAAGTATATCAAGATACAATAGATAAAGCTATATTAAGTATAAGTCAAGGTAAACAAGACTTTTATTCTAGTATGCGACAAACACTAAAAGAATTAGGCGGAAGCGGTTTAGTACAATATGAAAGCGGAAGAACTAGAAGATTAGATAGTGCAGTTAGAATGAATATATTAGACGGAATGAGAGCATTAAACAATGAAACAAGTAGAAGATTTGGCGAAGAATATAATGCAGATGGAATAGAAATATCAGTTCACTCACACCCAGCTCGGAGACCACGAAGATATTCAACGGAAAACAATTTAGTATAGAAGAATATGACAAACTAGAAAATGGAGAAATAGCAACAGATTATCAAGGCAATAAATACGATGGAGCAGATAAAAGACATATTGGAGAATATAATTGCTATCACAAGATATTTAGTATAGTATTAGGAGTAAGTAAGCCTGAATATACAGATAAGCAATTAAATGACATACAACAAACGAATAATAAAGGCTTTGACTTTGAAGGTAAGCATTATACAATGTATCAAGGAACTCAATTGCAGAGAAAAATTGAAACATCGATAAGAAAACAAAAAGACACACAAATATTAGCAAGAGCGAGTGGAGACACAGAACTAGTAGAGCAAAGTCAAAATAAAATAAGATTATTAACAAGCAAATATAATGACTTATGCAAAGCAAGTGGATTATTACCAAAGAAACAAAGAATGCAAGTGAGTGGATACCGTAGAATAAAAACATAATGTGGAAAATGTGGATAACTTTGTGGATAACTTAAAAGGAGGTGTAAACATGGATAATTTAGTAAAAGTTCAATGTATATTAGAAAGTGGATACAATGATACAAATTTAGGAGAATATATTGAATACAATCAAATATACTTTGTAAGTAAAGAAAGAGCTAATTTATTAAAAAATAAAAAAGCAGCAATAATATTAAAAGATGATATTGAGGAAATGGAAAAGCCAAAAAGAAGAAATAGAAAAACAATATAGAAAGGTTAAAATATGAAAGTCGCTATTGATAAAAAGTGTATATCTAAAATAAAAGACTTTACAGAATTTGATTATATTTATGTTTTTGAAGATGAACCATTAAATGAATTATTAAAAACAAAATTACACTGCATACATAAAGATTATATTGATGAAGTTGAAATTAATTTAACAAATTATAATATAGAATGTATAAAAAAAGCTGGTATAGATGATGAAGATTGTTTTGATATCCCATTTAAAAAAGATTATAAATTTGCAATAATAGTTCCAAATTGTAATAATGACCATCGGAGATTATAAAGGCAAAACATTTTTACAAAATTGTATAGAAAGTATATTAAATCAAACATACAAAAATTTTGAATTAATAATAGTAGATGATATTAGTACAGATACATCTGTTGAAACCATAGAAAAATACCGAAGTAAAGAAGAATATATTGACAAGATACATTTAATAAAAAATAAAAGAAAACGATATAATGGTGGAAGTAGAAATGTAGGAATAGAATATGCAATAGACAATTTAGATTTTGATTATTTTGCTTTTTTGGATTCTGATGATTGGTGGAAAAATGAAAAAGTATTAGAGACAATTAATAATAATTTATACGATCACGAATTAATGCTAATTGGATTAGAATGTATAGATAAAAATGGAGTATTTTTAACAAAGATACATCAATATGATAATTATAAAGACTTCTTTTTAAGCGATAACAAAGTATGGTGTACAGCATGGTCTAGGATAATACGAAAAGATAAAATAGTTTATTTTTGTGAAGATACACTTATGGAAGATAGAGTATGGAGTTATAGACAAGCAGATAATGTTGATTTAGATAAAGTGAAAAATTTAAAAAAAGTTTTGTATGTATGGAACAGATTAAATACTAGCAATTCAGTATCATTAGTAAGAAATGGAATATGGGATGCAAGTGCATGGTGTCATATAGGGCATCAGTTGCAACTAATAGAAAATCTAAAACATAAAGAGATGATACCTATAATACAACAAAGAATAAAAACTTGTATAAACAAAATAAATAGTGGAACATATCAACAATATTAGGAGGTAAAAAATGGTTAAAGTAGAAGTAACGGAAGATTTTACATTAGAGAAATTTAATGAACTTAAAAATATTATCAGAAAAACCAAAGAGCAAGAAGGTAAATTATTTATAGGAGATATATTTGAATGTGATGAAAAAATGGCTGATTATCTAACAGGTAATAATTCTATAAATAGAGCAGTTGTAAAAGTAATTGAAGTTATACCAGAAAAAGAAAATACAGAAAAGAAAACAACAACACATAGAAGAAAAAGGTCAGTTGCACAAAAATAAAAAATGTGTTATAATGTAAGTGTAGTAGGAGTAGTAATGGATATAAAATGTAATTGTGGAAAACTACTTTGCAGATATAAAGATGGATATTTCTATTTATACTGTAAAAGTTGTAAAGAAGAAAAAAAGATACCAATAAATAAAATAATAGTAGAGCCAAAGAGCCAAGATTAAATTCTAGGCTCTTTTTATTTATTAGTTAATAACTTTTATTATAAAAAGGTTAACGCACCTTAAAAGCGGAA